TCCACAGGGTAGTAGTATTGGCCGTCCGATTGGAACGAGATCGCGCGCTTGACTTGCTCCTCGTACTGATAGACCATCACCGGCCAGCTCGTCTGCTTGGTAGTGGTAAAAATGCGCTCGCCGTTTGCGTAAGGGTAGCCGTCCGAGCCGATCGACGCGCCCGCGGGGTCGGCCTCCCAGTAGATCAGCTCCCCGTTGGGGTTTTTCGCCTGCTCCGTCGTGCTTTTGGCAATTCCCGCGACAAACTCAAGGCTCTGCCCCTCCACGCGGATGAAATTGTCGTCCGTTGTGTCTTTAGCAAGATACTTGACCACCCGGCGAGAGGTCGACAGCCGGTTGACGCTCAAGTCCGCGATCTCGCCGAAGGCGGAGTAGAGCGCGTCCGCCGACAGCTGCCCGGAGACGTCCACGTTGCCGTCGAGCTTAATGTAGCCCGTGTAGTTGTTTGGGCCGACCTTGAGCGTGATCGTCGCGGTCGTCTGGCCATCCGGGTTGGACGCTGACGTGACGGATAAGCTGATCCCATCGACCGTTTGCGTGATGTCCGATACCCGCCCGTCGATGCCCTCCACCTTGAGGTTGATCTCCTCGCTGGTCTTGGTGATAGTCGAGCGTGTTTCGGCAATCTTGCGGTTAAATTCCTGCGTGATGTACCCACCAGCCGGATATTCGTCTTCCATCTCCGCTTCTCCGGGGGAAGAAATGCCCGCATATCCGCGGCCATCATCAGAGAGTTTAGACAGCGGCGAATAAATGCCACCAACCGTCACGCCGTCGCCCAGCTCTGCCGCTGGATCAATGTTTGCCGCGCCTGCTTCGTAAGCCTGATACTGGTAGCCTTTCATGGTTTGCAGCAAAGCATTTACCATTGGCTGCGTAGCGTGTGGGCAACTTGCAATGACCTCCATGCCGGTATCATCGCCCGCCGTCAAGCTGTTCTCGTCATCCACAAGCAGCGTCACGCGAGAGATAGGCTTGTACTTGCCATTGTCAGAAAAACTCGTAATGTCGCCGCCGACGTAATATTTTTCAGACAAGAATCCTCACCCCTCCAAACGTGATAGCGCTGCCCGCTTCTGTAATGAGATAGTTTGTCTCGCTCGGCATGGACAACAACGGAATAAGCAACAGTTTCCCTGCATCGGTAATAATCCAGTTCCCGCCGTGCGCCGCTGCAATAAAACATAGCTCATTGCGAATCGTGTAATCGTTCGCGGGATAGTCGATGGTATACGAGCTGTTGAGCACTGTGCGGCTGTCCAGCTCCACGCCCATTAACTGGCAAAAGATGTTTACAGCGTCAGGCATAGTCATCGGGAAGTTAAGCGACTGGGCTGGCTCCCACACAACGTCAGCCTTTCTCATAGCGTCGTATGCTTCAAGTTCCCAATAATCCCCATCGCAGGACCGGCGATTGGTAAAAAACACGCCTTTGGGGATCCAGTCTGTTGCCTGACTGCCATTAACAAGCCTGAGATAACGCTTGATCGTCGCGGCGCGCGGTACGTTGTTCGCATACAGTGCCAGTTTTAATGTTGCGCAGCAGGCGTTGCCGATGCCGAATTCTTCAAACAACTGCGATTCGACAGAATGCGACACTTCCGCATCTTTGCCATATTCCGTGCCCGCAACGTCAAATTTGTACTCTCGTTCTGTGCCGGGCTTGTGGAGCAGCTCGCGCCACAGCGCACTTGTTGTCTGCCCCATATCACACCTCGATCAAGTTAAACGTCGCGCCGCCCCACACCTCATTGTCATCCGCCGCTTCCTCAAGCGTGCATTCCATCGACGAGCAGTAAAACGTGCTGGTTCGAACTCCGTGCAAGTCAAGATACTTGACCGTGCACGTTGTTTTATTGAGATCATCATCGAGCTTTGCCAGCTTATCGCGAGGCATAGAGCGCGTTGTATAACTCAGTTTCCGCTTGGTGGTGATCTTATCGCGCCGCATTTTTCCATCTTTGGTGCGGGTGGTCTTGTCGCTGTCGAGATCGTTTCTGCTCCACCCGTACCCTTTCGTTGCGATTGTGTACGAGTAATCCGTTCCGTTGATAATAAGGACTTCCATGTTATACCTCCTTAGTACAGCAGCACGGGCTTACCCGCCGCGCGCGTCATGTTGTTAATGTTCTTCACGGTGCTGCGTGCGATTTCCTTACCGTCAAGCTGGATAACGACCGTTGTTGCACCGCCGCCCGATTCCGCCATAGCCTGCTTAAATGCGTCAACCATCGTGGCAAGCGGCGTTTCAATGTTCGTCCCGCTTTTCTGGTCGCCCAGCACGGCAAGAAATTCTTTGTTGGGCGGGATAACCGCGCCGGTCGCAAGCGGGATCGCCGCAGTGTTAATGGATGGCATAGCAGCGCGGAATCCGCCGCTCCTTGTAGAGCCAAACCCACCGCCGCGGGAAGAATTGGATGCTGCAATTGAATTCTGCGCCTCAATAAATTTCCCTCTAAACCAACTGACAGCGTTTGCGACCCATGATTTAACGGTTTCCCATGCAGACTTAACGCCAGTTAGAAATCCGTTTATGATCGTTTTGCCGACCTCTTTCCAGTGTGAAAGTGAAAGCTTATTTGCGACGGTAGAATTCCACCAGCTTGTAATATCTCCCCAGACTTCTTTAATTTTGCTCAAAATTGCATCCCAATTAAGAGCCGCAGCGGATACGAGAGAAGCTCCACCGGCAATCATCAGCCCAAAGGCCAACGGCCATGCGGCAGGGCAGAAAATTGCAAGAATAATGCCGAGTGCAAGCAAGCTTTTAGCTGCAAACAAAAGGATATCCGTTAACTTCTGTTTTACGTTGCTATTCATTTCATTCCAGTTGAGGGCAACTGCCGTCGCAAGAGACGCCGCACCGATGATGATGAGTGCAATGCCAAGCGGGATATTCGCGCCAGAGAAGCACAACGCAACACCGATTGCAAGCGCAAATGTACCAATCAAGACGAGCATGTTGGTAAGTGTTTCTTTTGTCTTGTCGTACATTGCATTCCAATTGATAGCAACCGCTGTCGCAATCATTGCCGCCCCCACCGCCATAAGCCCGATACCGAGCGGGATGTTTGCGCCGGAGAAGCAAAGAATTGCACCAATCACAAGCGCCGCAGTCCCTAAAATAAGCAAAACATTTGTTATTGCGGCTCTTAACTGGTCGCTCATCGAATTCCAGTTAAGGGCGATTAAGGAAACAAGACTAATTGCTCCTGCCGCCATAAGCGCAATACCGAGAGGAATGTTTGCACCAGAGAAGCAAAGAATTGCACCGAGAGCAAGCAATGCGCCGCTTAAATACGCTGTAATTTCATCAATTTTTGCTTTGTATGCGTCGCTCGTAAACTGATCAAACACGGGGGATAAGCGGTCTGCGAGAGCGGATGCCGCGCCGCCTCCGCCGCCCTTATCGGTTGATAATTGATTGATCTCGTCAAAGCTTGCCAGCGAACTAACGGTACTCTTCGCCGCAGAGCCGACACTTTCAATTGCATTGGCTTCCTCGTACATACTCTTTGCAGCCGCCGCCGATTTTTTTGTAGTTGTCCCGAAAATCATTGAAACAACATTTGCAATCGCGCTCACAACGTTTGTGAGGATTCTTACCAATTCCGTAAATGCCGGAATAATTACATTGAGCAAAGGCTGCACGAGAGTTAACAATGCGCCCTTTAATTGCCCTATCGCCGCCGCTGCATCATCGTTAGCCTGAATGGTTTTCCAGAGATAATTTCTGAGGACAGATAGCGCTTTTGCAATCATCGTAAACACGAATGCGCGAAGGGCAAGTTTCTTAACTCTATTTGCGAATTTATCCATATATGCTTCTGCGCGTTTGGTTGCTACGGACATTGCGTTAGTATTAGTCCCAGCCGCAGAGATTTGCGCCGAAAGCTCACCGGCTTTTTCTTTTGCACGATCAAGGCTCGCGTTGTTCGCATTTATGTACGAATCTGCCTTTTCGATTTTTGCATTTACGGAATTCCACTCTTTTTGAAGCCCATTTACATATTGTGATTGTTCTTTAACTGCGCCTGACGTATAAAACGAATCTCCGCGCTGCATCTGGTCAAGCTTTGCTTTTGCGGAATCGAGTTCTGCGCCAAGCTGCTTTGACTGTTCAAGCAACGGCATCCTTTCTTGCTGTTTTTTATAGATTTTATCGTTGAGCGAATCGATCTTATTTACAAGCTTGCTAAGTTCTTTCTGCGCTTGTTTATCGTCCGCGTCTACAGCAATGACAATGGATCCATCTGCATTCGCCACATGACCACCTCCTATTATTGTTGACTAAATTCTTTTATCGATATATAGTAGCGGGGAAGGGAGGGATTTCAGTGAAAACACTGAAAAAAATACTTTTTTTCTTTTTGGGATGGTTTTGCAGCACAATTGTTCTTCTTCTGTCGGAAGATATTTTCCCAAAAGGGCCAGACGGGAAGGTTGGGACGTTCGGGTCTTTGGTCATCGTCTTTTTGCCTGTCATCATTGGGTCTTTTTTTGTTATTCGCGTTTATCCGAATATAGAAAAATCAAAATCTCAACAAGCACCATCCACCAATCGAATTACTAAACTAAAATTGCAGTTAGTTTCAGGGCTTGATCTGCCAAGCGGTTCTATTTGTGCCGCGTCACTTTCTAATGATTTAATTGAATTCTCTGCAAGCGGACAAACGTTTTCGCTTCCAACAGATAAGCTTATCGACGTATCGGTGATGACCCCGCAAGAAATCCAAACGCAATATGTTTCCAGCGTTGGCGGAGCAGTTGCCGGAGCTATTTTTTTAGGGCCTCTGGGCGCAGCTCTCGGCGGGTCTGCCAAGAAAAAGACAATGAAAAACAAGAAACGCTTTTTGGTAATCACTTACTTTTCCGGCGAAACAAAATACATCGTCTTTGACGTAACGGTTCGCCCGCAAGATGGTAAAACGGTTGAATCCCGATATAAGTCTTTGAAAAAGGCCGATAAAATCATGGTTGATCTGTAAGAACGCCAGCCCTCTATGGGCTGGTCTCTTTTTTTCCTAACCACATATCAATTGTTCTATTTTCTTCGACCGTTCGATGCTCTGGGAGGTCAATGATATCTCGATTCCTCCGGTAAAACTCTCTGTCGGATTTGTCGAGTGCTTTTCCTCTTGCTTGCAAATCCCTAATTCGGATCACCTGGGAGAATAAACAGTCCCCAATTTCCATATATGCGCTAAGAAATGTCCACCAATGGATGCCGCCGGTGTTGGCTTCTGGGTCGTATTCCATTGCTCGAATTTCATAACCAAGAATTCGGTTTACTGGCGATACGACAAGAGAAAAATCTTTTCCCCAATCAACAAGTTTGGGCTGCTTCTTGCCGTTGTCGGCATTCTGCCCGCCATTAGCAAACCAATAGAATTTCTCTATCGCTTCGTCATAATCAGGCAATGCGTCAAAATCCATGTAAAAACGATTGAGGACAACATAAGCGCGTTCTTCATCATCTAAGGCGTCATCATTCAGCGCATCAAAGATATCCAACATTACGCGATAATCGTAGCGGATATCAAACCATTCGCCTTTGATTTCAACCTTTTTGGGAAGCCCGTACTCCATGCTGCAATACCGCCTTTAATGGTTTTTATTTCGATCCAGATACTTTTTAATGCGCGGGTTGGTGAATTTCTGTTCTCTGGAAAACGACGTGTCGATCTCGTCCATAATGGCAAGCATAAGATTGCACCAAACAGGCACACCTTCCGCCATTGCGTATACATTCATGCCGCCAAACAAAGCGTCTGCGACGGGGGCATCAAACACGCTATCGATAATTTTGCGCATTTCCGCATCGCGCTCACGAGCAAAAGCGAAAATCTGCTTTTTATCCCCCATCTTCTCGATCTGGGTCTTATATCCTTCCTGCTTTTTGTCCAGCTCTTCAAACGCGAGATAAAGCCGCTCGACAAAGTTGCTATCGGTCGGGTTAAACGACACATCGCACTTCCCGTTGATGGTATATGTTACAAGGCCGTCTCCAAAATTCAGTTCCATACTTACCTCCGAAATGAGGGCTGACAAACGCCAGCCCTCTTTGATTTAGTCCTCTGTAAACGTGACAGTGCCGCCGGAAATGGCCGCAGTGCCCGTCTTGCGCGTGCCGCCAAGCGTCACGTCGATGGGCATACCGATAAAGCCGCCACCCTCGCCGCCGAGGGAAGAGGGCTTAACCATGCAGGACGAATAGCGCTCCGCAAATACTGCGGTCTTTGCCGTGCCTGCATAGGCGTGGACAATCAGCACGTCCTGATTTGCCAGCGCCGCCGCGTTCTGCTCCTTGACCGCGAGATTCCAAACCTTGACGATGGCGGGATCCCCAGCGTCCAGATCAGACGGGTCAAAGGTCTGCGTGATGATGGGTTTCTTCATGGTCGTGCGCGTCGTGCCGAGAATGTCCTTCGAGGAATCCTCCTGCCAGTCGTATTCCATGCTGGAATCCGTAACGCGCGTACCGAGGGGAGACCACGTGGGGGTTCCGGTTTCGCCCGTGTTGAGATACGCGATCAGAAGTTCGCGATCTACGGTCTGCCCCGCCGTGGTGTTAAAGGTCATATCAGCCATTTTTAATCACCTCGTAGTTCATTTTCATAAGGATTTGGTGATCCTCGTCGCCGTTCTCATACATGGCGAAAAGAGAGGATCGCGTTGTAAGCTCAATGCGAATGACGCGCCGGCCGTCGCCAATGTCAGGCGGTGTTTCGCTTGCTGCCCAATCGCCCAAAGCGTTAAGCAGCTCGTCAGCTTTGAGCCGCTTGTCGTTGCTATTCCCCGGTTTCATGCGGTAGATGACCTTAAATTGGTATTCCGCCTGATACCCGCCGAGAATGTATTTCTTGACGATATACGCCGCCTGAATCGTAGACAGCGCCATCGCCGGAGTATCGGCGGGAAGAAATTCGAATCGAATCAAATCAACCGGCTTGTCAGGGAATGTGTTTAACCACGCAAGCAGCTTGCGGGAGACCTGATCTTCTTCCGCCGCCGAAACCGTCTTTTTAATCTTTTCCAAACTTCTTCACCGCCTTATCTGCTACACGCACCCACTTATCAAGGTTTTGCGCCTTAGATGCTTCAAACCAATGTGCTTGTGCTTGTGGATTAACATCTGTTCTGAACACCAAATTCCGATCTGTCACTACCTTGTGTTCGCCTTTTCGCACCCAAGAGCTGCCAGTTTCAGGGTCTACCATCAGCTTCCCGAAGTAGAGGTATCGGGCATAAGGTCCCGGATATACAATACTGTTTCCGATGACACGCGTCCTGTTCATAAGCCCTGCGGCAGCTCCAGAGGACGGCACAAATGGCTGCGTGTCTTCCTCCACCTGCACCGCAACGACGTGTTCTGCCTTTGTACAGACCCGCGCGATGATGTATTCAAGCACGTCCATACCCTCGGTATGCACCGTGAATTTCAGCGCCATATCAGGCCCCTCCGCACTCAAAATGCTGCATATCCGGGCTTCCGTAGTCCATCATGTCAACCTTGGTGAGGTTGTAGCAGTCATCGTGCGCCAGTGCTACCGTCTCGTTGTCCGTGACAAACTCGCCCTTTACAAAAAAGGTCGTTCCGCCATTCCCATTGACCGAGAGCGTCCACAGCTCGGACTTATCTGCCGCCTTGAAAAATGATTGCGGGCCGATGTAAGCTTTCGGCTTACCTGTTACCCCGTCCACCGCTTCCACGGAGAACGGGATATACAGATTTACAGCGTCAGCGCTTTCAAGGCCGCTTTCGCGCACGTTCACGCCTTTAGACGCTTGGAGCATCACACCGCGCAATAGCGGCGGCTACAATAGCGACAAGAGCCCATGAACAGAGAAGCAAAAACAATTTAATAAATCGTTTCATTCGCCCTCCTTGCCCACTCTTGCGGCCTGCGCGGCTTCTGATGCTGTTCTGATCTCCGTTTCGGTCACGCCGTACAATCTGGTCAGCGGTCGAATGTACTTGCTTGCGATACCATTCACACCGCGCTCCCAGTTCGACACCGCGGAAACTCTTACACGGAGTTTCTTTGCTACATCTTCCTGACGCAAACCGGCATTTTCTCGAATCCCTTTTAATTCCAAGCGTTCTCCCCTCCTTATAAAGTTCAGAACTTTATATTGACAAACGCAACCAACACCGCTATTATGTAAGTGTCAGCCAACAAAATATCGGTTATAAGTCCGCAAAAACGGGAAATCCGTTGGGGGCCTGGTTTTTTGTTGCCTTAATTAAGTTCTGTAAGGCTATTATAGCCGATGTTTCATCGGCTGTCAATCGGTTATCCGGTGAAACATCGGATTTTACGCTTTGCACAATTTTTTCTTTCTCCTTTGTGAGGGTTTGGCAATGGCGCTATTTGATAAGCAAATAAAAAAATACGTCGAAGAAAACTTTTCTGAAAAAGAAAAAGCACTCGCAGAAACCGAGCGCTCTGTCCAGCGGCATTTTGCTAAAAGCCGCGAATATAGAATTATGCTGCAAGATTATCAGAAGGAATTGCGTGAGCGTGATAGAGCCCTTTCTGAAAAAGAAGCCAAACTATCTAAACGCAAAGAGGATTTGGACGAATTCGAATCCACATTAAAGGCGCGAGTAAAAGAAGATGTTGTGCGAGAGGCCAAAGAAGAAAAAGCTACGTTAAAAGCGGATTCTATAAAGCTGCAAGAGGAAATAAAATCCTTATCGGCGAAAAAAGCCGGCCTTATGGCTGCGGAATACAAAATTATAGACTGGGTCTCTCGGATGGAGAAAAAAGAAAGCGAAGTATTCGACGAAATACTTGCCGACGCAAACAAATTCCAAAAGTTCAAACTGTCTATTGATGGGTATGAGTTTGAAAGCTACGTTGCCAATCTGCTTATAAAAAACGGCTATGAGAAGGTCGAGGTAACAAAAAAGTCGCAGGATTTCGGAGCCGATATTCTTGCCGAGAAAACAGATGTGCGATATGCGTTTCAATGCAAATACTACTCAGGACAAGTTGGAATTGAAGCGGTGCAGCAAATTTACGCAGCAAAAGAGCATTACGATTCTCATGTTGCAGTTGTCGTTACAAACAGCGTGTATACAAAAGCCGCTAAGATTTTGGCAGAAGAATTAAACGTAGTCCTGTGGGACTGCGAAGACCTCACGGTTTTGTCACAAAACAAGGATATGTAATTATGCCTAAGAAATTAGATAGTGTAAGCCTTAACACAAGCTGCGTAAATTTAATTGTAAATTACTGTGAAAAAGCGGATATAAGCGAAGCGGCGTTTTCGAGAAAATTCAAGAAAAATAACGGTTGGGTAACTGACTTACGCAGAAGCAAAAATTTGAATTTGCCGTCAAAAGAACTTGCTGTGCAAATGTGCTTGACGCTCAACGTCTCCCCCGATGACATCCTCTTGCACGAGGGGAAGACCCCGGAAGAAACCGCCAAGTGCTTAGAGGATATCGAGACGGTGCGGAAACTGGTCGAGGCCGAGCGGATAAAAGAAAGCGCCCCCGATTCGAAGACCGAGGGCGAGGATGCGCAGCTTGCGCAGCTTATTGCCGGGTTTAATCGGTTGTCTCCGCAGCAGAAGAGCGCGGTGCTTGCTGTGATAGAAGGTTATCAACCATCGCAAGAATAGCATTTTTCTGCTCTGGCGTCAGGTTGACAAAAAGTTCTGCCGCTTTTCTCGTTTGTTCGTCCATAATTATGTCCCTCCAAGTATTTTTGCAACGGGGCTGTATGTCGATTGTCGCACAAGACGGTGTAAGCATCAAGATCTCCAACTAAAGGCCCCGCCGCCCTCTGCAACAAACGGCGGGGCCTTTTTGCAGCCAGCGGGGAGCGGTCGCCGCTGCTTGTTTTGACCATATCGCGCTTTACCTTACCACTTCAATACCAAGACCTTGCAACACGACGGCATTCGACCGCGTTCGACAGACCCACTTTTGGCACCCCAAACGGGCAGAAACCGGAAAAGTTAAGGTGATGTAAATGAACATTCAAGAGCTGTGTAGAATCCGTAAAGAAGAACTGAAACTGACTTACCAGGACATTTCCGACGCTTCCGGCGTGCCGCTGTCCACCGTCCAGAACTTTTTCTCAAAGCTGTCGAAAGCCCCGTCCATTTACACCGTCGCGCCCATTTGCAAGGTACTCGGCATATCCCTTGATGAAATATTCGGAATTTCCGAACACTTGACGCCGACCGAAGAAACCTTGCAGGCGCGAAACGATGAGCTGGAACGCCACGTTGACGCAAAAGCAGACACGATCGAGATCATGCGGCGCGGTGTTCGTATCCGCAACGGCGTAATCTTAATTCTGTTTATTATGGTGGTGTTGCTGGCTGTATGGTGCTTGTATATCGATCTGCATTGCGCCGATTACGGATTTTGGAGGGGCTGACATGGCGAATTGCATCAAATGCAAAGCAGCGTTGCCGGATGGCGCGCTGTTTTGTCCTATGTGCGGCAAAAAGCAGGTCGCCGAAAAGCGCAAGGCGCTCAAGCGTGCCAACGGCACCGGCACGGTATATAAGCTCTCTGGCCGTCGTGCGCGCCCGTGGGTCGCCGCGAAGAACAGGGTGGTCATTGGATACTACGAGCGCAAAACGGACGCGCTGGACGCGCTGGAGCGCTTAAACGGAAAGCCCCTGACGGAGCGATACAACATGACCTTTGCTGAAGTGTTCGAAGCGTGGAAAGCCGAGCATTACAAAGAGATCGGAAAGCAGGGCATCCAATCGTATGACGGCGCGTACAAGGTATTCACGCCCCTGCACGACCGTAAATTCCGTGATTTGCACGCCGCTGACTTCCAGACCGCGATTGACCCGTACATGAACAAGAGCCATTCCACCGTCAGCAAATACAAGCAGCTTATTACCCAAATGTCGAACTGGGCCGTGCGGGAAGAGATTTGTACGACCAACTTTGCACGATTTGTCCGCCTGCCGGAAAATGTAAAAAAAGAAAAGGATATCTTCACCGAGGAAGATATCCAGAAGCTCGAAAAGGACGGCAGTGACGCGGCGAAGATCGTCCTGATGCTGTTGTCAACTGGTATGCGCATCGGTGAGTTATTTAACCTTCCTATCGCGGATTATCATGGAACTTATGTGGTCGGCGGTGAAAAGACAGACGCAGGCCGCAACCGCATCATTCCCATCCGCCCGGAAGGTCGGCAATATTTTGAGTATTTCGCCGCGCGCGCAACAGGCGAGCTGCTGATTTCTGGTTACAGCGGTCAGAAGGTTATTGAGAATTTCCGCAAGCGCGATTTTTACCCGCTGCTTGACCGCCTCGGCATATCAAAAAAGACACCGCACGCCACGCGCCATACCTACACATCCCGCGCCGTCAAGGAAGGGCTAGCCCCCGAAATGCTGCAAAAAATACTCGGTCACGCCGATTATTCCACCACAGCAAACATCTACACCCATATTGACGCCGAAACGCTGGTGTCTGCTGTTACTAACTCGTTACTAACAAGCCAAGAAAAGGGCAAAAAGAAAAAGCCCTGAAACCGTTGAGTTTCAAGGCTTTTTTCTGGTGCGCGGTACAGGACTCGAACCTGTGACCCCATGCACGTCAATTAAGCGCAAAAGCCGAATGCATGGCATATTATAGCAATAGCATGTAATATCACAGCATAATTGCAATATATATGAATTAAATATGCCGTCATTCTGCGCCATTCCGTCGCGGTTACTAACAAATTACTATTGCTTTTCCAGTTTTCGCATGACGCTGTTGTACACGCGCTCATTGACGATCTTGAGGTCGTCCATCAGCTCATCAATGATCTCCCACGCCCTGTCCGGTGGCACATCAGCCACCGCCCGCAGGAAGTCGCTATCGCCGTATGTTTCGACGTTGACCGGCGCGGGCGCTGCGGAGTATGCCATCGGCAAAGCCATCTCTCTGCTGCCGCTTTGCTGGTCACGGATGGCATACAGCACGGCAAGGCGCTCATAGTTTGTCCAGCTTGATTCTTCCGTTTCAAGGCGAGCTATCCAGCGCTTGACCTCATTCTCGTCGACCATAGGGGCGCACCCCCTTTAGCCCTCAATCGTGTCCATGCAACGCTGGATGGCTCTGCGGATGCTTTCATCGTCGGCGTTGTCCAACATTTCCTGCAACTGGCGTTTCATGTTGTCGATGCCCCCGTCACGGGAATAGTGGCCGCGCACATAATGCGTGCCGCGTCTTGCATTGGACATATCACGGTCATAAGCGCCGCGCATACCAGACTGCCAGTCTCCGTCGCGGGAATAGCGGCGAGAATAGTCTTCATCGCGGGAATAGCCGTCGTCCTCCAACATCTCAATTTTATCGATGTTCTTGATGGTGTCCGTTAGCTTGTGCGCAATTTCGAGATCGCCCGCGCCAAGCTCGCCCTTACGCGCCAGCTCGTCGAGTTCGTCGCACAGCATATTGCGCAGATCATACATTGCTTTCTTGCTCATGTCCATGCTCCTTTCACGCGATTCTCTCAACCGTCAGATTCGAGTTGGCGAAGTTGACGGCCTGAGTGCTGGTGTTTTCCATTGCGACCGTCAGGCAGCAGCCTTTCGGAACGCAGACCTGTGCGGAAACATAAATGTTAAAGTAGTTCCCTACCGCCGCAGGAGTGACGGTCGCCGTTGCACTGGTCAGTGGCTCTCCGTTGATGGCAAGCGCCGCCGTGATGGCCTCGACCGTGCCTCCGGTGGGAATAGCGATGTTGCCGCCATAGGAGACCCGAAACAGGGCGCGATTTTGATTGGTGAGGCCGCGAAGCGTGACAACGCCTGCGCCCTGACGATGCACGATACAGGGCTTGCTATTGACCGCTGTTTCGGTCAGGGGAACGTTCTGTCCAGCAGCAACGGTTTGAATTGCCGCAGAAGTAAATTCTGCCATTAAAATCATTCCTTTCTAAAGGGGCCGAAATCGACCCGTTTAAAATACAGCGGCGGAGCTATTGCCCCGCCGCGTTGTTGTTAGTATCGGCACGGGGCCGACCATTTTCCCCGTGTAGGGAAAAAGCTATGCTATGCAGTTGTCAGCAGCCGCAACCCTGATTGCAGCCGCAGCCGCCGTAACCGCTGCCCGCCCACGGGTTACAGGTAATGTAGGCAGGCGAGGGGCACGGACGCAACTGCGAGATCAGATAGTTGTTCTGCGCGGCCTGAGATGCCGCCAGTTTCAGATTCTGATTCTCGGTCTGGAGGTCGGACAGCTTGCTCTGCGTCAGGAAGTCGAGGATGGCGCGGCTGTTCTGGTTGTTCGCGTCAATGATGTCGCGCGTGGCGTTCTGCACGGTGTTGCGCGTGTCACACGCCTGCGCCGCCATGTCATAGCGCACCTGCGCGATAGCCGCGCGATTCTCGCAGCAGCAATTTGCGGCCTGCATCTGCATGGCGTTGAGCTGCTGCATAAGCGCCGCCTGCTGGTTGCTGCGGGAAAGCTCGGCCTGTGCAAAGCCGTTTGCCATCGCCATGTTGGTGCCGTTGACAAGCTGCGCCTGCTGGTAAAATCCGTCGCAAAGGCCCTGATTTACGCTGTCGATCTTGCGCTCGACATTGGCAAAATCAGAGGTCAGCACATAGCCATCGACCACGCCGCCGGAATTGCCGGCGTTGTTGCCCCAGCCGTTGCCGCCCCAGCCAAATACGGCGAAAATGAGGAAGAGAATAATGAGCCATGCGCCGTCACCGCCCCAGCCGAAACCGCCGCCGCTATTGGTAGGCGATACCGGCATAGTCAGCATGGGAGCGCCGCCATCGGAAAGAGACATAGTATCACTCCTTTTAATTAAAGTCAGTTTTATCTAAATCGTGGCCACGATAA